CAAAATATCTATCTACTGTCTCACCCCATGTTTCACGACGATTTTCTTCAGAGATCCATCTCGCATATCGAGACAATGCAATAAAGTTTTCATATGGGTTTTCAATAGTTCTAGACATTTTTTAGTGTCACCTTTTCTTCCGCCTTACGGATTGATTAATTTTGAATGAAGTCTAAGTGTATCAAACTTTTTTTTAATGGTCTAGACCTAAGAAAACTTTTTAAAGATATGATCAAATGATTTATTGGTCAACTGCAACCAATTGTATTCTTCATGTATCTTAGTTGACTGAGCATAATAGTATCCAGAATAAGCTTTAAAATTATGTACAACATCTCTCATAACCTCAAGTAGATGTAGATAGTTTGGTTCAAACACTTTTCCTTCATGTGGAAATGGCCAAGGAGAGTCTATTAGTTCTGATTTTAATTTAAGTGGACCTAAGTATTTTTCATAATGCGCCCAACCGCTTGTACAGATTGTTGGCATTCCAGTTGCTAAAGCTTGAAGCGGGATAAACCCAAAACCTTCTCCATAGCTAGGATAAACTAAAACGTCATGATCATGATAAAGTCTAACAAGTTCTGCGTCTGATAGTTCCTCTGTTATTACATTAATATTGCTATATATGTTCTGTGGAAGACCTAAGATATTTCTATCTATTATATTATTATATACACGTGTAGTATTATTATGATATGCTTTTATAGTTAAAGAATAACGTGGATCATTTCCAAAAAGGCTTCCAAAAGCGTCTACTACCATTTGTCCAGCTTTTCTTGGTGCTGGTTCACCAACATGTAAAAATTTTATAACTTCTGATTCTGCTCTTCTTTTTGGCTTCCAGATATCCTGTATCCCGTGTGGAAAAACTTTTATATTCTTGTAACCATTATCTTCAAAAACGTTAGCGCACCAGTCTGAAGTTGTCCACATTTCATCTGTAGCCTCTATCATTTCACGCCATCGTTCTGGAATACTAGTTGATTCCCATGGAGTATATCCTATTTGATATTGGCCTCTATGCATCTTAAAATGTTCTGGCTGTGCAAAATTAATTTGAACTGTAGACTTAGGATCTCCATATGGCACTTCGTGCCCCAATGTTTTTAAAGATTCAACTATGTTTAATCCAGCATAACCATAGCCATTTGAATTTTTTAGGTTAATGGTTGGCGTAAAAAATGATATTTTCATATTTTCTTTCTGGTTGACTAGCTTGACAGGGTTTATCTATCAATGATAGTATTATAGTTCGTTATCTCTAAAGGAGGAAATGCCAATGGAGAATATAAAACAAAGTCTGAGTGATGTTGTACATCATTGGACCGTAATAGCAATGATAACATTATTTCTATTTTCGTCCAACCCCGTTGTTCAACCAGCTCAAGCTTTAACAGTAAAACCAAAGACAGAAGTACAACTTAAGAAAGAAACCTTAGAAAAGTACAGCAATACTGTTTATAAGCCTTCAGAAATGCTTACAGACTTGGAACTAAAACAATTGTTGCAAGCTGTTGGTTTTGAAGGTAAAGCCCTTAAAACGGCTTGGGCCATTGCAAAGCGGGAGTCTAATGGACGACCACTAGCTTATAATGGTAACAGGAAAACTGGAGACAGTTCCTATGGAATTTTTCAGATCAATATGTTGGGTAACCTCGGCGTAGATCGTAAAGAAAAATTTGACCTGAAATCAAATATACTATTATTTGATCCAGTAATAAACGCAGAGATAACGTATTACATGACCAATGGCGGAGCAGATTGGTCAAGCTGGAAGGGACTCACCCCGAAGGCAAAGGAGTGGCTAGCCCACTTCCCACTTAAAAAAGTATAAGAGGAATAATGAGGATACAATACGTATCTAAATATGTATCTTTATCAGAAGAAGGCCTTGTATCTAAATTGGAATGCCCAATAGATCAAGGTCTTCTTCTTCCTAACTTAAATGAGAACGATAATATATTTTTATATTGCATCGAATGCTCATATAAAAAAATTGTAGGCATAGACCTATATAATAAAATAAAAAATAAAGTAGAAGAGGTGGAAAATGGCTGACGAGCCAAATAGCAGCAACCTAGAAGATAACCTTCCTATGGTCAATTATATAATGCTACACAGGATTTACGATTTGCTAACAGTTATAGGCAATAAAATAGTTGGTGGCGATGAAATATCTAAAATGGTAGAATATCATGACAAAGGTTATCTATTGGGTCCAGGCCCATCGTATACGATAGACGAAACAGGAGAACAAAATGGCAACTAAAGAACAAGCAGTAGAAATTATGGTTGAAGCAATTAATATTATGCAGCGCCAGTCGGCAGTTCATCAAAAGCAGGATCTTGTTGAACTTGAAAAGCAATTAATTGCAGTTCAACCACAGTATAGACAGATGTGCACTAGTTTATACGATACTCTTGTATTAAAAGGTGTTATTACTAGCAATAGCTAGTATTGACTTTGTATACAGATACACTTATACTATTATTGTATAGGTTGCAGTAAGCAATTACTCCCTGTATATCGCTCTTATGAGCAGCAAAACCCAATCGGATCCGCCTCTGGTTGGGTTTTTTGCTATAATAGACATATGAGCCCAAGGTATCATCACAAACAAATGCAAAATCCTTATTTTCAAACAAAATACTATGAGGAAGAAACAGTAGCGGGCCGAGCCGAAAAAAGAATTGAAGAGAGAATCTTAAAAATACTTAACAAGATATGGAAGCGTAGAAATGTTTAAAGAGTACCCAGGAGTTATAAAGCTTGCAGACGATATATTTCTATATAAGAACTTTATAAGTAAAGAAGAAGCCAAAGCTATACACAATACATGTATGGAATACCCTCATGACATCTGGAGTACAACAATCAACCCAATCGAGTGGTACAACGGCAAAACAACAATATTTGTAGATGAAGCTAAGCCACTGCTTGCAAAAGTAGAAGAGTTAGTAAGAGATACTCATACACCTACACCAAGCCTATCGTTTACACGTATGTTTCCTGGCGACGAAATGCATGTACATACAGATAGCTGCGGAGATGATGACGTAACCGCAAATGACGACTTTGGAACCTGCGCTATTACGGAGTATGGTGTTGTTCTTTATTTAAATGATTGCTTTAATGGCGGGGAAATACATTATCCAGACTTAAACCTAGAGTATAAGCCAGTTGCTGGAGACTTGGTAATCCATCACGCTATGATTAAGCATGGAGTTAATAAAATAACCGAAGGTGTAAGATATACCTACACAACATTTTTAGTAAAGAATGCCTTAAAAGATAATATTATAATTTAATGGATCCAGTCTACATCGAAAGTAACCCAAGCTTTACTGAAATTCAAAATGGAATATTTATAAGAAAAAACTTTATCTCTGAAGAAGACTATACTCGTCTATTGAATGCATCAGTATCATTATCAGAAGACAAATGGAGCACTCATCCAACTGATCCACATGAAGATGGAAAGATAAGTATTAATTTACAAGAAACTATGCCAGTTTCTCAGGCCCTTATAGATCTTATAATACCAAAATACTGGATAAATGAACATAAAACAGTGAACAGAATTAACAACACACATTCAACACATATATTTGGATGGGACGAATGGACTGCCGCAGACTACGTAGTTGTTTTTTACTTTGGAGATTTTGAAGGCGGCGACTTAAAATGCTATAAGACTAACTCTACTGAAGAATACGATCTTATTAAGATAGAAACAAATACCTTATATCTTTTGCCAATTACGAATAAGCAAACCTATCAATCTGAAAAAGTAACATCAGGATTTAAATACTCTTATGTCGATTGGGTATATCGTCATTCTGAATGGGCTATACCTTAATATAGATCTAAATAGTGCGAAAAAAGTGCGCCGTCGGTAGAAGAACCAATTATCCCCATGGGTCTATATATTCATATGGATCTAAACTGGGGTTATATCTGTCTTCGCCAGTAAATTCATATAACATTTCCATTAGCAATTTACAGTCTGAGTGGCTTTCTAAGTACCATAGGTCACATACCCCTGACTCTGCATTCAAACAATTGGCTAAACGCCCTTGTAGCCGTTCTACGGCCCATTCTATGGCGGAGGCAGCCAGTAAAGTATCTGCCATGTAGTAATTACATTCTTTATATCTAGCATCTTTGAATTTTTTGACTAATTCATGCACTAGAGACTTATTCACAGATAAATACTCCCTGGAGTGAATGCGAAAGTAGAGAGAGTATATCTTTCCCCAGATGTAACTTTACGAACACCATGGGTATATTCTTCGGAACCACCATGAACTAGTATCGTATTAGCCTTTGGCTTAAATGTAATACCTTTATTGGTATATACGACCTCTCCACCCTCGTAGTCGTCATTTATGTAGAATAGGACGCCATGCTCAATTGTGGATAAAGCATCTAATGGACCATAATCTGAATCGAAGTGTGGCCCCATTGACCATTCATCGTCATCCCAGAATGTAGAACCTTCGATGGGCGGGTTCGAAATAGGCCTAAAGCGATTTACAGTATAGTTAGGTCTAAGTTCTGCTATTGGAGAATTCACTAATTCAGCCATAGCTAGGTTAATCTTATATACAGCATCTGTAGCTGCTTGATCTCCTGCTGTATGTCTAGTATTTTCTGTCCATAGGGATTCTTCTCCCCATCCAAGAACAGAGTCCCATTTTGGAGATCTTGTGCAAAAATCCTGCAAAGACTTTAGCTCATCTGGCTCAAGAAAGTCTTCGATATAGAATATACCTGGTTCTAGGTACTTTGCTCTAGTTTTGATCGACATCTATATCTTCTTCAAATAGATCAAAATCGAAAATGTCATCTAGTCCCGCTTTTTTTAAAAATTGATTTAGTAAATATCCAGTTGCGATTGCTGTTGCCAGCAATACTCCTATTATTCTTAAGTTCTTCATATATATCCTAGTCGACTACAATTATATCAATCCTTATTAGGATGATACTCTCCACCTGAATAAACAATTCCTGCTCTAGGTGTTAAAGATTCTACTCCATGCTCTGTTCCATATTGAATATAGACAATATCCCCAGGTTCCACCAAATATTCATTAGCTTGACCATCCTGATATAACGTCCAAATAGTAGCTCCTACTACATTCCAGTGAATTGTATCAGTAGTGTCTGTATGTTTCATGATTCCGCTTTTTTCAGCAACTGCTCTATAGTTCTCAGATATTACAAAAGTAAAGCATGACTGTGATGGATTATCTTCTCCATATACTGCACCCATTACTTTAAGGAATTCTGCTGCTCCATCAAAATCTGAGATATCGTGATCTTCTTTACAGTGCAAGATGTAGAATCCTTCATAATCAGATCTATAGTTTCCCGCCGTTTTTGAAAATTCAATATAGTCCTGCATATTCTGCCAGCTAGGTGTCTTCACCAAAGCTTTCTTAAAAATTTTATGGTTGACATTAGGATCTGCCATAGCAGCCTTAAATTCTTTGATTAGTTCTTCCATATGTTTATTATACAATATTCCAGTTAGTAGGGATAGTGGGATTTGAACCCACAATCGTTTGTATATAAGACAAGTGCTTTCACCAGATTAAGCTATATCCCCTAGGGACTAGCTTATTCGATCAGTTATCTTTTTAATGCATTCTACACAGAAGTTTTCTAGCACCCCACGTGTATTTAATCTTTCTACATATTTTGGATTGTCGCAAAAGTTACATTTCATAGTGTAAGATAAATTAGGACATACCAAGATACCAAGATGACTCCCAGTACTGTTAAAAATTTCTGTCCTTTATTCATTATAATCCTTAATATCTTAGTTGACTAATATATCTATATATATAATATATTTAATATTATTAAATATTGATTTACTTGACCCCCCGACCCCCCTAGAAAA